AATAATTTTGGACATGGCTGAGACTGTCTTTTGGTCTTTGTACATTATGAATCCTTGAATATGTGGTGTTCCTGACTCTCCAACTTCTTTAGCGACGACTATGTACTTACAAGGCAACTCAAGGATTGCTTGATAGGCGTCTTCAGTGTAATTATTTACAGTAAAGCAGTAGTTTCGTGATTTGCTCATTTTATATAATTGTATAAGATGAGATGTCTTTAAGTTGTTTTTTCATTTCAATTTTTTTTTTTATTAATTTTTTTACTCAGAGGTGTTCTACTCAGAGGTCGGGGGTAATAGTACTCCCCTCCCTAAGCATCTTCAAACTCAACACCCAATTGCCATTGGAGATTAAGAGGAAGTTGGCTCGCCGCCAACGTATCACCGTTAGCGGTAATACCCTGAAAGAAGAAGAACAAACCAGCACCAGAAATGGTTGTGGAAGTGTCATTAAACTTCAGAGTTTTTGGGTAGAATTTTGTGATGTCAAGTTTCTTCACAACAGAGTAAGGGAAATCGTTGTTAGCATAATTAGCGTTGTTTCCATCGCTTCCAGAAGATGCATTAACTGCATAACCTACCTTGTGGATCCAGTACTTCTTGATTGTCCAGTAGTCAGTATTGTGAGTCTGATTTAAATCAAACAACTGACCAAGCACTGGATTGACAGTATTATTGTAATTGTACAACTGGTCAAAATCTGACGCGATAGGCTTGAGACCGCTTGAATTCTTCACATATCCAAGCCACATTTGAATATACATTGGACGAGGAGTTGTGTTACTGACAGCATTGTATCCCTTTGGATATAAACAATACTTTAACATCACCCTACGGGTCTTAACTTCATTTCCAGTACGATTTGCTGAACCGGTCCCTTGAGAAATAAGAAGAGCACCTGCATAAGGAGTTAATGGCGCCACATTCAATGTTGGACTCTGAAGAATATTTCCAAAACTTGTTGATGAATTTAACTGGACGTTTTTGTTCTCTATCTGACGGTGTATCGTACGATTGACATAAGTCTTAACAGCAGAGGATACAACAGAGGATTTTCTTCCACCACGGGCATACTTCTTCGGCGCTTTCTTGACAGTACTTCGGCGGAAATTTCGGCGTTTTTTAAAAAAGGGCATTATATAATATAAGTATTTTAACTCTTTAAGTACAAATAAAAATAACATTTATGCTCTCCGGCGGCACTTCCGTGGGACCAACTCCGTTGGAGGGCCTGCACCGACCGGCGGTCTCGGGGGACCCTACCCTGCCGGTGGCGACGCTACGCTCTGGGCAGTCTCAGTCTTCTGATGATACTATCTGATGGGAGTACTCTTCACACATTTGTTCAGGAGTTTGGAATCTACGAATATCCGATATTCGTCTAAGGAGTTGTTGAATATCTTCTCGGGTGTCAAATAATTCGTTTGGCGAATATGCACTAGTTATGATTATTCGTTTTGCTCTAAATTGGCGAGAGCCGCCTTTACACTCCACTCTGACAGCGTAGCGGTCTAGCAGACGAAGTAACTCATGGAACTTTAAGAAGTCTTTTCTCATATCATCTATGAGGACATTCTCGTGTGAGTCATAACCCTCAAACCATTTTCCTGTTGAAAGACAAGTATAACAATCAGCACCTAACTCTTCATACGCTTGACGCGATTTGCCTGAACCTGTTGGACCATAGAACCAAGACACTTCTGTTTTCCATGTACGGGGAGCCTCGTGATACTTCAGAATTACTTCTGCCATACGGACTGCTTGATAACTTGTTACAACCTGAACAACATCGGACATTTTTCCTGTGTCCTTTAGAATCTCTTTGACAATATCTAAGTCTGTTCTTTTTCCTGATCCTGTTGGAGGCTCTCCCCGTTCTTCCCAGTCTTCTGTTTTTTTACAATATTCCATTGCTTGTATGGGGGTACCCTTAGTAATTTCAAAATGCGCCCTGACAATAATTTTGGACATGGCTGAGACTGTCTTTTGGTCTTTGTACATTATGAATCCTTGAATATGTGGTGTTCCTGACTCTCCAACTTCTTTAGCGACGACTATGTACTTACAAGGCAACTCAAG